TCTACCACCCGGCCGACGCCAGTGGCGGGCCCCGGCTGTCCTTCTTCCGTGACCTGATGTACGCCCAGGTCGACCAGGACGTCGAGGCCCGCTCGCGCATCGAGCGCCACAACCTGCAGATGCGGGCGGCCGGCACCACCACCACCGGGGCCGGCGTCATCCCGCCCACCTGGTTGTTCAACGAGTTCGCCATGCTCCAGCACGGGGCCCGGCCGTGGGCCGACACCCTGCGCCGGGTCGGGATCGACTCGGCCAACCCGGTCAACATCGGAAAGCAGGTCACCCCGGGCGCCGCCCCGGCCGCCCAGGCGTCGGAGAACGCCGCCCCGGCCGACGGCAGCTTCAACGCCAACGTGATCACCACCAACCCGGTGACCTACACCGGCAAGGTCGACGTGTCCCGCCAGCTGGTCGACGGTTCCAACCCGGCGGTCGACGGAATCATCTACGCCGACATCATGGGGGCCTACAACGAGCTGATCGAGAGCGCGGTGGTCAGCGCCTTCGAGGCCCTCAGCGCCCCCTCGGGCCTGGCCGGGGTCATCACCTACCCGGGCACCGCCCCGGTCTACACCAACCTGCCCGACGCCTTCATCGACGGCTCGGCCAGCATCATCAAGCGGCGCAAGATGCCGCCCCGGGTGGTCTTGCTCTCCACCGGCGCCTGGGCCTTTCTGGCCAAGCAGAAGGACCAGCAGGGCCGGCCGCTGGTCACCACCGGCTACCACGGGCCCGTGAACGCCTACGGCCTCGGCGAGGCGACCCAGTACGGGACCATCGCGGGCGAGGTCGTCGGGCTGAACTGCATCCCGTCCTGGGCCGGGGTCGACAACCACATCTACATCGTGAAGGTCGACGACCTGCTGCTGCTGGAGAGCTCGACCTTCAACTTCAGATACGAAGAGGTGCTCGGGCCGAGCTCGATCCGCCTCGGCGTGTGGGGCTACGCCGCCCCGGTGCTCGGCCGCTACCCGTCGGCCATTCTCCGCATCGACGCCGGCACCACCATCCCGGCCCCGGTCGTGGCCGAGGAGGAGGAGCCGGCGGCCGAGGGCGAGATCCCGGCCGAGACGGCCGGAGGCCCGGGCACGCCCCGGTCGAGGAAGTAACGGACCGGGCGATGGCGACCGGCTGGCCGCAACTGGCCGACGTGAAGGCCTACCTGCGGCTCGGGACCGACACCACCGACGACCCGGTGGTGACCCAGTTCCTGGCCGCCGCCATCGCCTGGGTCACGCACCGGGCCGACCCGCTCTACACCACCGTGGGCGGGTCGGCCTTCCTGCCCGACCCCCTCTTCACCGTCGCCGTCATGGAGGCCGGCCGGCTGTACCGGAGGCGGGACTCGGTCGACGGCACCGTGGGCTGGGGCGACCTAGGCGTGATCCGGGTCGGGCCGAAGGACCCCGACATCGAGAGCCAGCTGGCCCCCTACCTGGCCGTGGTGTTCGCATGACCCAGGTCCTCTCGGCCCTGCCGGCCGCCGTCAACCTGCTGCTCTACAAGGGCGACGACTTCACCATGACCCTCACCGTGACCAATCCCGACGGCTCGGCGGCCAGCCTGACCGGGGCGACGTTCAAGGCCCAGATCCGCACCGCCCCGGGGGCGGCGACGCTGCTGGCCAGCTTCACCACCTCGGTGGCCACCAACGTGGTCACCCTCACGCTGCCGAACGCCAGCTCGGCCACCCTGCCGGCCGCCTGTGCCTGGGACTGCCAGATGACGGCGACGGCCGGGACCATCACCACCCTGGCCGCCGGGACGGTCAGCGTGTCCGGGGACGTGAGCGTATGAGCAACGCCGAGGCCGGGGGCTCCGGCCAGCCCCACGCCACCGTGGCCACGCCGGGCCAGCCGGGCGTCACCGTCGGCCAGAGCACCCACGGCGCCACCGCCGGCCTGCCGGCCACCGCCGGGGTGGCCGTGGCCGCCCCCGGGGTGCCGAACGTGGCCGTCTATCCCGGGGGTGCCACCTCCGGGCCACCGGGGCCACCAGGGCCTGCCGGGCCACCAGGGCCTGCCGGTCCGGGGGTGCCCACCGGCGGGACGACCGGCCAGGTGCTCGAGAAGAACAGCGCCACCGATTACGACACCTCCTGGCAGACCGTCTCGGCCGGTGGCGGTGGGCCACCGCCGGCCACCACCGTGGCCGGACCGCCCGCCTTCGGTGCTGCCTCGGTGGTGGGGACGGGCACCAACTACGCCCGCAACGACCACGTCCACGGCCTGCCGGCCAACCCGGTGCCCGCCTTCGGCGCGGCCGTGGTGGCCGAGACCTCCTTCGGCCTGGCCAGCGCCATCGGCGTGGCCGGCACCCTGGCCCGCTCCGACCACACCCACGGCAGCCCGGCCGCCCCGGCGGCTCCGCCGGCCGCCGCGACCACCGTCGTCGGCCCCGACGCCTACTCCACCCCCTCGGCCGTCGGCACCTCCACCAGCTACGCCAGGGCCGATCACGATCACGGTCTCCTGGCCGCCCCCACCATCCCTTCGACCCTGCCCCCGTCCGGGGCGGCCTCGGGCGACCTATCGGGCAGCTATCCCGGGCCGAGCGTGGCCAAGGTCAACGGGGTGGCCGTGACCGGCACGCCGTCGAGCGGCCAGGTCATCACGGCCAGCTCGGCCACCGCCGCGGCCTGGGCCAGCCCGGCCGCCAAGGGCTGGGCCCATGCCTGGGCGACGGCCGGCCAGGTCATCCCCCAGAACGCGTGGACGACCATCACCTACGGCGCCACCGAGGCCGGCTCGGCCGGCCTCGCCACCTCGACCGGGCTCTACACCTGCCCGGCCACCGGGCGCTATTTCGTGTCCGGCTCGGTCGCCTGCCCGACGCAGACGACCGCCGCCACCACCTTCATCGCCGTCTACAAGAACAGCGCCTCCTACCAGCGGGGGGCCAACAACAATCAGGCGTCGAACATCGCCCCTGAGGTGCATGTCTCCACCGTGGTCAACTGCGCGGCGGGCGACACTCTGAGTATCCAGGTCCTGGCCAACATCGTCTCGGGTTTCACCACCGTCGCCGCCGCCGTCGACCAGACGGTCATGGTCGTCCAGCAGCTGACATGACCTGGTCCCGCGCCCCCGTGGCTGCCGCCCTGGTGGACATGCTGACCGCTGCGACCGAGGGCCTCCGGGTCCACCCCGCCCCGCCCGAGATCATCAACGGCCCCTGTATCGTCATCTCCCGGCCCCAGCCGGTGCTGTGCTCGGCCGCGGCGGTGGCCGTCGACGAGGTCACCCTGCCGGTCATCGTGGCCTCGGGGATCGAGCAGGAGCAGGCGCTCGAGGACATCATCGCCGTCTGCCGCCAGGCCGTGCTGGCCGACCCGACGCTCGAGCACAGCGTCGCCGCCGCCTGGCCGGCCGAGATCCGCAACTGGCGCAACGTGACCGGGGCGGGCGGTATCCAGCTGCTCCTGGCCGAGCTGATCCTGACCATCCACATGTGAGGTGAACATGGCAACCGCAACCAAGGAACCACCGCCCGAGGTGAGCCTGACCGCGGCCGGTGACCCGGTCGGGCCGACCATCACCCCGCTCGTCCTGAACGACGGCTACTTCGAGCTCGCGGGCACGAATTTGAGCTGTGCGGTCAAGCACCTGGAGGCGCCCTTCCCGGAAGTCAAACAAGTAACCATCACGACCTTCTGCGGGGAGTACGACACCCCGGGCACGACCAAGTACCACCTCCGGGCGACCCTGTACCAGGACTTCAGCGCCGGCTCGGTCGACTCGGTCCTCTACGCCGCCTGGCAGGGCTACGTCACCTCGGGCACCCCGGTGGCCTGGAAGGCCCGGCCCCACGCCTCCCGGGTGGCCGCGGCCGACAATCCGATCATCTCCGGCCTGGCCGTGCCCACCCCGTACCTGTGGCTGGGCGGCGACGCCGGCAATGCCAGCGAAGTGGCGATCGACTGGAACCTCTCGGCCCCCCCGACCCGGACGACCGGGGCGGTGGCCGCCACCGGGGCGGTGGCCGGGGCGCCCGGCTACTTCACCCCGTCGGGGTCGACCACGCCGGCCAACCTGGCCGCCCTGGCCGGCGTGACGGCCAGCCCGTCGACCAACTGGGCCGTCGGCCAGTACGTCATTACTTCAGATCTCTTGGCCAATAACTGGACCGGGGCGGCCTGGGCGGCCGGAAAGCACCCGTAATGGCCCCGGCGCCCCAGGTGGCCGTGGTCGGCATGAAGGCCCTGCGCCGCGACCTGGTCAAGATGGGCGAGGCCGGCGGCCCGCTGCTCAAGGCCATGGTCCAGGCGGGCCGGACGGCGGCCGAGCCGGTGGCCACCGCGGCCCGAAGTTCGCTGCCCCAGGTGAGCGGCCGGCTGGCCGGCGACGTCCGGGTCACCGCCTCCCGCACCGGGGCCGGGGTCCGCATGGGCCGCCAGTCCATCCGCTACGCCGGCTGGGTCGAGTTCGGCGGCCACCGCAAGGCGCCGCATGAGAGCTTCCGGACCTACAACAACCGGGGCCGCTACCTGTTCCCGGCCGCCGTCCAGCTGGCTCCCCGCGCCGCCCAGCTGTACGCCGAGGCGGTGACCCGGGCGGTCACCAACTACCCCTGGACCAACACCACCGGCAGCGGGGAGGCCGTTCATGACTGACGAGCCGGTGGTCCTGCCCGAGGTGGTGCACGTGACCCCGGCCTTCGCCTCCCGGGCGCCGTCCCAGCGGGTCATCGACACCATTACCCGCATGGAGGGCGGCAGCTTCGGCGACCTGGCCCAGAACCAGGCCTTCCGGCTGACCGCCTTCCGGGCCCTCATGCGGGACTTCCCGGCCTACGACGCCGCCGCCATGTGGGCCCACGCCTACGACGTGGAGGTGGAGATCGCCGAGGCGGACCCTACCAACGGCAGCTCGCCGACAACCGGGCCGCCATCGGTAAGTACCTCGGCTGCCTACCCGCCGAGGTCGACGGACTGAGCGACGAGGACTACCTGGCCGTGATCCGGCTGATGAAACGGGAGGCGGCCGAGCTCGAGCGGGCCAGGAGGCGATAGGCCACGGCCGGCCCGTCGGTCGTCGTCAGAGTCCTCGGGGACATCAGCGGCCTGGGCAAGGCCTTCGAGCAGGCCGGCTCGACCGCTCAGAGCGCCGCCTCCAAGGCCTCAGGCGCCTTCAGGACCATGCTGGGCGCCCTCAACCAGACCGGGGTGCTGGAGCCCTTCCAGGGCGCCATCGCCGGCGTGGAGGGGGCGCTCGACGCGGTGGCGGGCAAGGGCAAGACCGTCGGCACCGTCATGCTGGGGGTGGGGGCGGGGGTGACGGCGGCGGGCACCGCCCTGGCCCTGGTCGCCTCTAAGGAGAAGGAGTCCCAGCAGCAGCTGCAGGCCGCCGTCCAGGCGACCGGCCACGACTACGAGGACTACGCCGGCCAGGTCGAAGCCGCGGTCAAGCACCAGGAGCGCTTCGGCGACACCGCGGGCGAAACGAACAACGCCCTGCGGATCCTCACTCAGGGCATGGGCGACCCGGAGAAGGCCCTCCACGCCCTCGGCACCGCCTCGGAGCTGGCCGCGGCCAAGCACGAGAGCCTGGACACGGCCGCCACCCAGCTGGTCAAGACCTACAACGGGGCCGGGCGGCTGTTGAAGGAGTTCGGCCTGCAGACGGTGCCGTCGCTGACCAAGGCCACCACCGACCTGCAGACCGCGACCCAGAAGGCGGCCTCGGCCGACCAGGCCGCCACCTCGGCCCGGGAGGCGCTGTCGGGGGCCCAGCGCTCGGCCCGCGACGCCGACCGCAGCGTGATCGACGCCCAGCAGAAGCTGCTCGACATCAGCCAGAAGCTGTACGACATCCAGCACAACGCCGGCGCCTACGCCCGGGACCGGGAGCACGGCGAGCTGGCCGTGGCCCACGCCCAGCTCGGCACCAAGGAGTCGGCCAACAACCTGGTCAAGGCGCAGCAGGACCTGGCCGCGGCCCAGAAAGGGCTCGACCCCCAGAAGGTGGTCGACGCCACCCTGGCCCTGCAGCAGGCCCAACTGGGCCAGGCCGACGCCGCCTCGTCGCTGACCGACGCCCAGGACAACCTGAAGCAGGTCACCGACCAGGCCGTGCCCGGGACCAAGGCCTACAACGACCTCCACAAGCAGCTGGCCGACGCCCAGCAGGGCGTGGTCGACGCGGCCGACAACGCCCGTGACGCCCACAACAAGCTGACCGACGCCCAGAACCGCAACGCCGACGCGGCCACAAAAGCGGCCGACGCCCACCGGGGCCTGGCCAAGGCCCAGGACGAGATGGCCCGGGCGTCGCAGGGCAACATGGCCGTGATCGACGAGATCGGCAAGCGCCTGGCCGGCCAGGACACCGCCGCGGCCGACACCTTCGGGGGCAAGCTGCGGGAGATCCGGGCCACCCTCGAGGACATGGCGGCCAAGTTCGGGGGCAAGTGGGCCCCGGCCATCCAGACCTTCGGGATCGTCCTGCTGGCCCTGCCGAGCATCGTCACCGTTCTCTCCGCCGTCTTCACCGGCCTCGGGATCGCCATGGACCTGGCCCTGTCGCCCATGGTGGTGACCATCGGCGTGATCGGCCTGGCCATCGTGGCCCTGATCGCCATCGGCTACGTGCTGTACCGCAACTGGGACACCATCTGGGGCGCCATGAAGACCGCGGTCAACTTCGTGTGGCAGATCCTCCAGGACGTGTGGCACTGGATTTCCGACAACTGGCCGCTCCTGCTGGCCATCCTGGGTGGCCCCTTCGGCCTGGCCGTCAAGTTCATCGTCGACCACTGGTCGGGCATTGTGGACTTCTTCAGCGGCATCGTCCAGGACATCTGGAACGTGTTCAAGGACGTCGGAAAGGCCATCGCCTCGCCCTTCGTGTGGGCCTGGAACCTGATCGCCCGGGCCTGGAACGACACCGTGGGCAAGCTCCACTTCAAGATCCCCGGCTGGGTCCCGGTTCTCGGCGGCAACGAGTTCGGCATGCCCACCCTGCCGACGGTGGCGCTGCAGCACGGCGGCATCGTGACCGCCCCGACCCTGGCCCTGCTGGGCGAGGCCGGGCCCGAGGCGGTGGTCCCCCTCGGCACCGGCGTCGGCCCGGCCGTCAACATCGAGAACGCGGTGTTCACCGGGGGGGCCGACCTCGACCTGCTCATGGCCAAGGTCGCCTTCGCCACCACCGCCGGGCGGCTGTAGTGGCCTACTGCCCCTCGCCGGCCCAGCTCTTGCTGATCCTCGGCTCCCGGGTCATCGACTTTATGGACGAGGCCGGCGGCTACCGGGTGTCGAGCTTCGAGCTGGCCCTGCCCGAGGTCAGGGAGATCCTCTCGGCCCAGCCGGCCAAGGACGGCAGCTACGACTCGACCCGGTTCTTCGGCCCCCGGGCGGTGACCATCGCCGGCTCGATCGTGCCCTCGCCGAACCATTCCCGGGGCTTCGCCCTCGACCAGCTCATGGCCTTCTGCGACCCCTCGGCCCGGCCGGTGCTGTACTACCAGGTCGACGGCGACCAGCCGCAGCGGACCATAGGGCTGCGGGCCGCGGCCCTGTCGGCGCCCTACACCAACGCCACCGTGTCGGCCTTCACAGTGAGCTGGAAGGCGCCCGACCCGCTCAGCTACGCCACCAGCCAGACCAGGGCCACCATCCCGGCCGGCGGCCAACTGACCGTGACCCCGGGGGGCAACTTCCGGGCCTGGCCCACCTTCCACATCCGGGGCCCGTGCACCAACCCGGTGGTCTCGGTCACGAGCGCCCCGACCGGCAAGTTCGCCATGGTCTACACCACGCTCGCCGCGGGCGAGTACGTCGACGCCGCCATGGACACCCACACCGTCATCAAGAACGACGGCTCCAACCAGTACAACCTGGTCGACCAGACCCAGACGACCTGGCCGGCGCTGGCCGCTGCGGCCAACACCGTGACCTTCACCCCGGCCACCTCGGGCTCTGGGTCGGGCGTCGACCTGATCTGGCGGGACTCCTGGCTGTGAACAACTGGCAGCTGCTGGTGGCCGGCACCGCGCCCGGCACCGTCAAGGCCGACCTCGTGGTGGCCACCAACCGTAAACTGTCCTTTGCCCTGGCCGGCCCGTCCCAGGTCACCTTCGACCTGCCGGGCGACCACCCCCAGGCGGCCCAGATGGCCGAGCTCGCCACCGACGTGTACGCCACCTGCAACGGGGAGTGGATGTTCAAGGGCCGGGTCGGGGCGGCCAACGACAACCTGACGGCCACCAACCACACCAGCTCGTTCACCGCCACCGACTACCGGGGCATGCTCGACCGCCGCATCCTCTGGCCGACCTCGACCCTCGGCTTCACCAACCTCGAGCAGGCCGAGATCGCCTGGCGCCTCCTGGCCGACTCCCAGCTGCTCAGCGACCTCGGCATCTGGCGGATCCCGCCGGCCGGCGGCAGCGACACCCTGGTGCCGACCGGCATCACCCGGACGATGAACTACAACCCCGGCCAGAAGGTGGGCGAGGCCATCCAGCTCATGGCCCAGCAACAAAACGGCTTCGACTGGGACGTCTCGGGCAACGGCCAGTTCCGGTTGTTCTACCCGGCCCGCGACCGCTACCGCACCGGCGGCTCGCCCACCCTCGCCTACGGCCGGGAGGTGGTGGCGGCCCAGCGCCAGCTGGCCAGCGCCACCTTTGCCAACGCCATCTACATGACCGGCGCCCAGGGCACCCTGCCGGTGTCGGTGGTCGCGGCCGACACCACCACCTACGGCCGCTTCGAGGCGGCCATCGGCAAGACCGACCTGAAGGACCAGGCCAGCGTGCAGCTGGCCGCCGGCCTGGAACTGATGGTCGACGACGCCCTGACCGCCACCTACTCGTTCACCCTGGCCCCCGGCGCCTTCAACCCCGACCTCGTCTGGCTCGGCGACTCGGTCCACTTCTTCGTGGCCGCCGGCCGGCTCGTCATCGACCTGGTCAAGCGGATCACGGGCATCGACGTGGTCCTGGACGACGGCGGGGGCGAGACCGTAACCCTCACCATCGGCCAGACCCCGTCGTGGGTCAGCGCCGCGGCCGGCGGCGGCGGCGGATCGGCCGGGGTCACCGCCATCGCGGCGCCGCCTCCGCCCACCATCGGCGCCCCATCCCTGCCGACCGGCGGCGGCCTCATCACGCCCGGCGCCTTCAGCCTGCCCAACACGCTCAACAACACCTCCGACCGGCTGGGCAACCTGGAGCGGGGCTTCTCCCTGCCGGGCGCCGGCGGGGCCGGCGGCAACGGCTTCTACCTGCGGGCCTTCACCATGTCGACTGGCAGCGGCAGCGGCTACATCCGCTGGAACCCGGCCCAGGCCATCCCGGCGAGCGCCGGGGCCCAGATCGACGCCACCCAGACCATCATCACCCTGCCCAACACCAACGTCATCTACGGCTACCGGCTGAACGTGCGCAACCTGTCGACCGGCGGGGTGACCTTCACCGTCGGGGTGTGGCAGAACGGCGACTACTTCCAGGACACCGTGGCCCATGCCTCGGTCCAGGTCGGGCCGACCAACAACGTGGCGTTGTTCCACGGCTTCTTCGTGGCCGACGACCCGGCCAACACCCCGACCATCTCGGTCCAGGTGCTGGCCTCCAACGGCACCTTCAACCTGGACGCCGGCATCCACATCTTCGAGCTCGGCCAGGCGCCGTCCTCGACCACCGGCGGCCCGGGCGGGCCGTCGACCCCGGCGGTCGGCAAACCGGTCGGGGGCCTGGCCGCCTGGTACGACGCCACCGCCATCAAGGGCGTGCCCGACGGGGCCATCGTGGCCACCTGGCCCGATCTGTCGGCCAACCATTACGACCTGGCCTCGGTCGGCACCGGCCCCGGCCCGGCCCTGCGCTTGACCGGGGCCAGCATGATCAAGAACCAGCCCGTCGTCGACTTCGGCACGCTCGACAACCACATGGCCTCGACGCCGGCCAGCATCAAGCTGGCCGATCCGGTGACCATCTTCGCGGTGTTCAAGGTGACCACCACCGCCCTCACGAGCTGGATCGCCGGCTACGCCTACGGCTCCACGCCCGACGGCCCCGACGTCCAGATCTTCTCCGGGTCCTACGAGGCCCGCGACGACATCAACGCCGCCTTCTGGGCCTCGGCCGACACCGCCGCCCACGTCATCACCGGCGTGCTGACCCGGGCGGCCGGGGCCAACCTGGTCCTCAGGGTCGACGGCGTCCAGCGGAACATCACCGCCACCAGCGGCCCGGCCTACTCACCGGCCCAGATCTTCGTCGGCGGGATCTCGGGGGGGTTTCGGTTCATGAACGGCGTCATCGGCGAGGTGCTGATGTACCAGGGCATCAACCTCACCGTCCAGCAGTGGCAGCTGAACGAGTCCTACCTGAAGACCAAGTGGGGCACGCCCTAGCCGAAGACCTCCGGCCCCTGCCACTTCATGTCAGAGGTCTTGAGCCACCAGTGGTAGATGCAGCCGTCGGAGCCGACGCCCCAGACATCGAGTTCGTTGGTCTTGGCCGTGATGTCGGGGCCGGCCCACTGGCCGTAGGCGGTGCCGGTGATCTTCACGCCGCCGGGCAGCTTGCCTCCTGGCATGGATCCTCCTAGGGCGAAAAACGACGGGGATAGACGGCCACCGGGCCCGCCGGGATGGCCGGGAAGTCGGCGCCGGCCAGGGCGTAGGCGATCAGAACGTCCCACGGAAATGCAGGGCCAGGATCAGTGTGAGAACCGCCAGCACCAGCAGCACTGCAATCGCCATGCCCACAAACACCCGATCTTCCTGACTGAATGTCATTGGCATCGATCTTCTGTATGGGGGCGCCGGTCCGGCCGGCCTCCTCGGCGACCCAGGCGGCTGCGGCCCGGATCATCGTGTCGTGGTCGTTCAGCCAGGTCTGGCGGCTCCAGCCCTGGCTGGCCCCCGACGGCGTGCACATACATAAATGCGGGCCCCATGAGTTGGCCGCCATAGCCGCCCAGGGCGTTAGGTTCCACTGCACGTACTCGCCGCATTGCGTCGCAGTGGTGTTGTCGACACCGCAGTTATAGGACACCTGTGAGCTGGGATTCGCGAGAAAGTTTCCCAGCGAACGGAAATCTTGCGCCCCCTCCGAGGTGTGCAGAACCAGCAGGCGGCTGGAGGGGCGGGGACCACTGTGGTTTGGACTTGGCAGCTGGACCCGGTGGAGCGCCACTAGCCGGCCTCGCCGCCCTCGCTTTCCGCTTCTTCCTCGTCGGGCGTGGTGTCGGGGTGATCCATCTGGTCGGGGTCGACCGGCTCGCCCGAGTCAGGGTCAAGAATTCCGCTCATGAGCGGCAAGGTTACGAGGTGGCTGCGACGGGGCACGGTGATGATCCTCGGCGCCATCCTGATCGCCGACTCGCTGACCGAGCCCCGCTTCGAGGTCGTGCCGTTCGTGGTCGGCCTGCTGATGGTGGGCCTTCTGCCGGTGGATGCCATCATCGACCAGGTCATGGGCAGCCGTTCCGACGAGGACGAGCTGGCCCGGCTCGAGGAGATCATGAAGCGCAAGGACGGCGAGAAGTAGGATTCGTCACCCCAGCCGGGGCATCCTCTGTCGGGGAAGCCCCTCCTCGGGCCGGCCCCCGTCTGATCCGCCGACGGCGGGGGCCGGCTTGGCCAGGGCGACATAAGGGTGATTCTCGGCGGGTTGTTGCCGTCGTTACCGGCCCGATTGTAAACCGCCCTTGCAACCAGGGCGGATCTGAGTGTAAGCTTTCCTTTATGTCAGATCAAGGTGAGGTTACACCACCGTCAGACGCCCAGGAGTATCTTGGGTTCGTGAGACGGATCATCAGAGCAGCCGGGCGCAAGGTCAGCGTGGCCG